TCAATATTTCCTGTCTGATATATTTCTTTGCTGCCGTGGTCTCTTCCGAGCCAAGGTAGAAAGGATTATCAAGAGACAGTCAATAGAGATTCTTAACCTCCTTTTCGATCAATACGTATAACTCCCTAGTTGTATTAACAATCTTCTTCTTATCCTTTTCCTCAAGTCAGAGGTCTTTGACCTCCAGCTTCTGGTACTTGGATTTTGAAGTTTTCTTGTTAACACTTAGAGCGTTATTGTTGATAGTAGATAATACTCGTTGTTTTTCGTCTCTCAACTCCTTTTCTAAGGCATAAATTGCCCCATAAAAAGGACTTGATACGATACAAGAGTAGTCTGATCTATCACTCTTTATACATTTCTTTAATAAATCACTAAAGCTATAGTACGATTTCAAGATAGTGTTCGACTTCATCACTGATGTCGGACTATTCTTCGAAATTGCACTAAGTGCTGAAATGATATTATTTCGTAAAAGCTTAATGTAAGCCAATTCCATGACTTCTCGTGTAATTGACTTTTCATTAAACCTTTTAGGTAGATTATTCTTCCCCAGAATGTCATTAAAGACTTCTCAGGCAGGAACAATACCCCGTGTACAATCAAGTACACGGCTAAAATAATAGGCATTTAGGCCAATCCTCTTACAGAGGGCGGACCTAAACTCCTTTATCATAGAAAAGTATAGAGAGACACTTGACTCTATATCACTGAAATCAAATCCACGGTCGATAGCTTCTTTAATCACCAGCACAAGAGTATCACTACTTTTGCTACTGGCTCTTAAAGCCGAGATCGGGAATGGACTAATCTCTTCACCCTTGTAGAAAACCCGCTTAGCGAATTCAAAGAAGCAATCGCTTCGATGAGTCTTCGCCAGTGAGTAATCTACGTGAAGAGACTTTATGACTTTCATGTACATTTCCCCTACGCTTCTGTTCCCAATTACAATGTCATCACCAAGCAAGGCGTAAGGTAGTTTCTTTCAAGAAATACCTAATTCCTTGCAACAGTAATAGACAATATAATGGTGAGTTAATGCAAAAGAATTAAAACTTGTATACGAACCCATCGGTGTTCCTGTGGCATAAATTAATTTATTCCCCAGGTAATCGAAAGGTTCGGACACAAGAATTTCTCCTCATGCATCAACGAAGTTTCGAGGAAGTCTTACACTTAATAACTGTTTTATAACAACAAGGGGAAATCTATCAGTCGCTGATGATAAGTCAACGCTGTAGTAAGTCTCCGACTTGTTTAAAATCAAGTTCTTAAATTTGGACTGGTCGAGTGTACAATCCTGAGGTATCTTCTCTAAAACTCTACCGATATATCGGTGGAAAGGTTTTAAAGCCATTTGTGACCAGTAATCTAAGATACCAATTGTTCTTTGTTTTCCCTCTTTATCGGGAAAAGAAACATTCCTTCTGATTAGACCTCTCGGTCTTTCACAAGGCTTGCTTCAGAACTCTTGGAAAATCATTAGTTTACCTATGAACACGTCCTGTATCATCGTGGTAATACCACGAGCAACTACTTCAAGATTCTTTATCAAGGAGTCTGGAAGTAGCATTGCCTCATAATGTGAGGCTAATAGGGCTTGTCCATTCGGTCCTCTTGACCTTCTATACATTTGTCATTCGACACGTGATAGAGACCTAGGAAGATTCTCAGTTTTACACTTATATCCCAGATCCTCCCAAAAGGTCAACATGTGCTTGGTAATATCAGGTACGTCCCCTTTTATGGGTTGTGTGATACTATCCGTACAAACATCACCTTTTAGTTTAAGGGCCCGAGTAGCTGTAAGGACGGTTAAGATAAGTCTTATTACATACTTATTGTCATCGTCAACATACTGCTTCAATGGTCCAAGGACTGAAGGGAACTGGTCGTTACCGTAGCAAGGTGAACCAGGATCTCTCAAAGGGTTTGATGAGAGATAATTGTAGAAGTTGTTCCGTGTCGCTTTGACATAAACAATCAACTCTTTTATCCCTCTCCCTTTCGAGATTCTATCCAACTTGTCACAGACTGCCAGAAGAAGTGTTAGAGGAATGGAAGGTCCCTCCTTTTCACGGGAGAGACATATCCACGTAACTACTTTCTTGGTGAACTCGTAGATATTTCTACGATTATCAAATTTTCTTTTTGAAATTTGTTTCATTGAGAATGTATTTATATGGATGCCTGTCTTTCTCCAGGACTTGAGGTACTTTTCTGTAAAGATAAGTATAAACCAACCCGGTTTCGCTTTGGAGTTAGAGAAACTAACCGGCTCCTTTTTGATGGTCAGTGACCTTGGCTGTGAGGATACACAGACTGCTTAGCAGTTTATTGCCAC